GGCGACCAGGCGCTGCCTGACCTGCCGGCGGGGGTTCGAGCCGGATCATCGCGCGAACTTCGTCTGCGAGGGCTGCAAGAAGAACGAAGCCTGGCGGTGCGCGTCGTGAGCCGGGCGCCTCTCCAATCATCGTCCCGCGTGCCCTTGCACGACATCAAGACCATCGTCGGCATGCTGGCCGCGCGTGTCGAGGTGCTGTGCGCGGAGATCCTGCCGGCGGGCAAGCGCGACGGCATGGAATGGCGCGTCGGCAGCGTCGCCGGGGAGCCGGGGCAGTCCTTGGGCGTGCATCTGCGCGGGCAGCGGGCCGGGGTGTGGAAGGATTTCGCCAGCGGCGACGCGCGGCACCAGGGCGACGCGCTGGACCTGGTGGCGATGGTGCTGTTCGGCGGCGACAAGGTGGAGGCGTTGAAGTGGTCGCGGCAGTTTCTCGGGCTGGATAGCGGGCACAGCTTCACCACGCGCCAGGCGCAGCGGCCGGTGGAGCGCCAGACGGCCGAGCGCGACGCCGAAGGCAAGCGGCTGCGCGCCAAGGCGCTGTTCCTGGAGGCCGCGCCGGTGGACGGGAGCGATCCGGCGAGCCTCTACCTCGCGGGGCGGGGCCTCGACCTGGCGCAATTTCGCAAGTTCCCGCGCGCGCTGCGCTTCCATGCCGGCGTGTGGTGCCAGGAGGTCTCGCAGAAGCTGCCAGCGATGGTGGCGGCGGTGCAGAAGCGCGGCGTGATCGTGGCGGCGCACCGCACCTATCTGGCGCAGCTGCGCGGGCAGTGGACGAAGGCGCCGCTGGCGAAGGCGAAGAAGGTGTTGGGCGGCTACGCGGGCGGCTTCATCCCGGTGTGGCGCGGCGCGTCCGGCCGGCCGATCGCCGAAGCCGTGAGCGGCGAGGTGACGTGCATCGCCGAAGGGATCGAGGACGCGCTGACGATCGCGCTGCACCAGCCGGATTGGCGCGCGCTGGCCTGCGTCTCGCTGTCGAACATGGCGGCGGTGGAGCTGCCGGCGGCGTGCGACGACGTGATGCTGGCGTTCGACCGGGACGGCGAAAACCCGCAGGCGCGGCACGCGCGGGCGCGGGCGGTGCGGACGCTGCTCGAGCAGGGGCGGAGCGTGCGCGAGGCGCGGCCGCCGGAGGGGTTCAAGGACTTCAACGCGTGGCACCAGGCCGGCGCGGAGCAGGGGAGGGGCGTGGCATGAGCGAGACCGAGGAAACGGCGAGCGAGCGGATCGAAAGATGGGCGCACCATCTGCGCCAGGCGCTGCATCGCGAGGACCAGACGGTCGTGCTGGCCGACATGGACGCGAAGGGCAGCATGGCGATGCAGGTTCTCGGCACGCGGCCGCGCGACCTGCTGGATATCGCGCGCAGCCTGCTCGAACAGGCGCGCGACCGGTGGGAGGAGGAGCCGGAGAGCGACGCCACCACGGACATGATGGAGGTGTGCGAGGACGCGCTGGCCATCCTGCCGCATGAGCGCGAAGCGCCATGACGCCGGAGTGGTTGGACGCGGTGGAGAAGGCCGCGCGGGCGATGGTGGCGCTGGACGAAGCGGGCGGCGCGCCGGCGGACGACGAGGACGCGGTGATGGCGCAGTGGGACATGGTGGCGACGCCGGCGCGCGTGCTTGAACTGGTGAAGCTGGCGCGGAAAGGCGAGCGAGCGCACGTGGTGTGCAGCCTGTTCGCGGAATACCTCAGCATCGCAAAGACAGGGCACAGCGGCGCGGGCAAGGACATGTGGCATCAGCGGCTGATGCCCGCGCTCACCGCGTGGCAAGCGCCATGACCGCCTATCCGGCGGTGACCATCTGGCAGCCTTGGGCGACGCTGATCGTCGAAGGGTGCAAGCCGTTCGAGTTTCGGCGCTGGTGCGCGCCGCGAGCGATGTGGGGCAAGCGGATCGCCATCCACGCTGGCGCGCGCATGCCGAAGCGCGACGAGGTGCGCGATCTCATCGACGCGTTGGAGGGCGATGGCGCGTTCGGCCAGTCGCTTGACGTGCCGCGATCGCTCGCGTTGCTGCGCGGCGTCGTCAACAACCTGGCTGCGCTGCCGCTGTCCTCGGTGCTGGGTCTCGCGACGCTGGACACGCCGTGGTCTCCGCAGAAGGTGGGGCAGTTGCTGGCCAACGACAGCGACCGCAGCGAGCACTTCAACTGGGGCTGGCCGCTGAAGGACATCGAGCGGTTCGAGCCGTTCATTCCAGCGCGCGGCGCGCAGGGCTTCTGGACATGGACGCGGGCGTCGTGAGTGCGCGGCAGGCGTGGTTCGTGACGGCGCTGGCGATGTTCGCGGTGATCGTCGGGCAGGCGCTGGCGCGATGACGCACGGGGGGGGGCGCAACGACGTAGGCGAGGCGAAGCGCATCAGCGTGGACGTGCAGGTGGCGTGGGATCATCTGGACAACGCGCCGCAGGCGGTGCGGCGGGCGCTGCATGAAGCGATGCTGCCGTGGTCGCCGATCCATTGCGTGCGGCTCTACAACAAGATCGTCGTCGCGCATGGCGTCGCCGTGGCGGATGAGGTGACGGTGGGCCGCATCCGCGCGGCCGACGCGGCGGAGCGGCAGCGCTTCGCCGATGCGTTCGAGAAGCAGTTCGGCACGCCGTATCCGGCGCGGGCGGCGCGCTCCACGGTGCAGCGCTACGCGAGGCGGACGCGGTGAGCGAGAAGGTCACGCGCATCGGCGCGCACCTGAAGGAAGCGCCGGCGGCGCGGCGGGCGGCGGGCGGGGGATACCTGCCGGAAGACTGCCCGGTGACGCCGCTCGGCAAGAACGGGCTGATGCTGCACTTTCTCGACAGCGCCGGCAGCTATGTGCAGGTGGAGGCGCGGGCGCTTTCGAAGAACACCATCGTCGGGTTGTTCGGGCGCTATTCCGCCTACCTCCTCTCCCAGCGGCAGTGGGGCAAGGCGTTCGACGATCAGACCGGCAAGCCGAAGACATGGGCGCCGGACAAGGTGGCGGAATCGCTGACGCAAGCTTGCGACGAGGAAGGGCCGTTCGCCGGGCCGGAGTGCCTGCGCGGCAACGGCGCCTGGCTGGGCGAGGACGATTCGCTGCTGATCCACCTCGGCAACACCATCTGGAACGGCGGCGCGCGGGAGCGGCCAGGCGCGCGGGAGCGGCACATCTACGTGCGGCGGCCGGCGCGCACGCCGCCGGCCAACGAACGCCAGCCGGGCGGCGAGGACGGCCCCGGCGCCGAGTTGCAGCGGCTGCTGCGGTGCTGGCAGTGGCGGCGGCCCGAGCTCGACCCGCTGCTGATGACGGGCGCCGTCTCGGCGGCGTGGCTGTGCGGCGCGCTGGAGGCGCGGCCGCAGGTGTGGCTGACCGGCGAGCGCGGCAGCGGCAAGTCCACGCTGATGAAGCGGTTGCTGGCGCAGGTGCTGCACGAGGGCGAAAGCTGCATCGTCAGCGACGATCCGACCGAGGCGGGCGTGCGGGCGCGGCTTCAGCAGGATTCGATCGCCTTCATGTTCGACGAGGCGGAGCCCAGCGAGGACAACACGCGGCTGAACAGCGTGATCAAGCTGGCGCGGTCCGCCTTCAGCGGCGGCAGCGCGCTGCGCAGCACCGAGAACCACGGCACGGTGATGCACGCGATCCGCTTCACCGGGTTCTTCAGCAGCATTTTGCGGCCGAGCTTCAACACCCAAGACCTTTCGCGCATCGCGCATCTGACGGTGCGGAAGAACCCGAGCGGACGGCCGCCGAAGCTTTCGCGCGACGAAGCCTGGATGCTCGGGCGGCGGCTGCATCGGCGCATGGTGGATGCGTGGCCGCTGTTCCAGGAGCGGCTGGTAACGTGGCGCGAGGCGGTGATGGCGGTGGGGCTGGATGGCCGCGGCGCGGACCTCTACGGCACCTTGCTGGCGGCGGCCGATGTCGCGCTGCACGACGCGCCGCCGGATGGCGACACGCTGGCGGACCTCGCCGCGCAGGTGGCGGAAGCGACGCGGGCGGATCGCGCGGAGGAAGAACCGGAGTGGAGCCGGTGCCTTTCGCACCTCTGCACCATGCAGGCGCCGCAGTGGCGCAGCGGCATGCAGGCGGAGATCGGCACGTTGATCGCGATCGGCGCCGGGCGGCGGGTGATCCACGATGCCGAGAACGGCGACCGGCGCCGGCCGCTGGCGAGCGAGCGGGCGGACGCGGACCGGGCGTTGGGCGCCTTGGGGCTGCGCGTGGTGCCGATGCTGTGCCCGCAGAAGCGGCCGATCGTTGACCCGAAGACCGGCGACCTGGTGGCGGATTTGGCGGTGGCGAATTCGCACGCGACGCTGGCGTCGCTGTTCCAGCGCACGCCCTGGGCGGCGCGGGCGGGCGCGGCGGGCGCCTGGCGCGCGGCGTTGCAGGACGCGCCGGACGTGCGCGCCAGCAAGGAGATGCGCTTCGGCGCGAAGGCGAGCCGGTGCCTGCTGGTGCCGGTGCATGTGGTGTTGGGCGTGGTCGAGGAGGAGGTCGGATGACCGCCACCTGGTCGCCGCCCGGGCCGGTCGCGCGGGCGTTCCTGGAAGCGATGGACCCGATCGCGCTGCTGATGGGGCCGGTGGGTGGCGGCAAGACGACGGTCGGGCTGTGGAAGGGCGTGTTGAGCAGCTACCTCTGGCCGGAGACGGCGCCGGGGCTGCGGCAGGTCAAGTTCGGGGTGATCCGGCGGCTCTACAAGGACCTTGAGAAGACCACGATCCCGTCGTGGCAGCGCTGGTTTCCGCGCACCATGGGCAACTGGCGCGGCGCCGCCGGCGATCCGGCGACGCATGACCTGGTGCTGCCGCATCCTTCGGGCAGCGGCCGCGTGGAATTGCGGGTGGAGTTCATCGCGACGGGCGATCTTCGCATCGAGGAGGCGCTGCGCGGCTACGAGCCGAGCTTCATCTTCATCGACGAGACCGACACCGCGCCGGAGAACGCGCTGACCTTCAGTTACCAGCGGGCGGGCCGCTTCCCTTCGCAGACGCTGGCGCGCAACCCGAAGATGGTGTGGGGGGCGTGCAACGCGCCGGAGGAAGGCAACCACGTCGTCCGCGACTTCATGGACGAACCGCAGCCGGGGCACGTACTCTACCGGCAGCCGTCGGGGCTGTCGCCGGCGGCGGAAAACCTCGCCGTGCTGGGGGCGGACTACTACCAGAAGATGGCGCTGGCGCTGCCGGCGTTCGAGCGGAAGCGCTTCATCGAGAACATTCCCGGCCTGAGCCGCGGCGCCGAGGCGGTCTATGAGGAGTTCAACCCGGACCTGCACATCGCGGATCGGGATCTGGCGCCCATTCCGGGGCGACCGGTGATCGTCGGCATGGACGCGGGCGGCACGCCGGCGGCGTGCGTGATGCAGATCGCGGCGAACGGGCAGCGGCGCATCCTCGCCGAGATCAGCACGCACGCGAAGGAAGGCGGCAGCATCACCGGGCCGCATCGCTTCGGCGAGGCGCTGGCGGAGCTTCTGGCGGCGCGGTTCCGGGGCATGCAGGTGCGCGGCATCGCCGATCCGTCCGCCGCCTACGGCGCCGACAAGGCGAATGGCGAGGCATCGTGGGTGGAGATCGTGGCGCGGGTGGCCGGCATCCCGGTGGCGCCGGCGCCGACGAACGATCCGACGATCCGGCGGGAGGCGCTGCGGCTGCCGATGACGAAGCTGATCGACGGCAGGGCGCCGGGCTTGCTCGTCTGCCCGTCGTGCAAGCTGGTGAAGCGCGGGCTGGCGAGCGATTACCGCTGGACGGTGACCGCCGGGCGGCGGACCGGCAACACGCTGAAGAACTGGGCCAGCCACCTGATCGAAGCGGCGCAATACGGCGCGCTCGACGGCGGCGCCTACCACGAGGTGCTGGCGCGCACGGAAGCGCGGGCGCGACAGTTCAGGGCCGGCCAGGCCGTAACCGACTTCAACATCTTCGCATGAAGGGACGACGCATGAGCGCGACAAAAGAGGCCGCCGACGACGCCGGCAAGGACGTGCCGGCCGAGGCTGCGCGGGTGCCGGTGACGGTGCAGCTGACCGAGTTCCACCACGCCTATCTGACGGCGCGCGCGAAGGCGCATGGCGAGACGCCGGAGCGGCACCTGGAAACCATCCTGCGGGCGTTCCGGGCCTACCACGACAGGTTCCGGCACGGCCGCGACACCACCTCGCAGCACGTCGGCCAGCCGGCCGGCACGGCGCTGCGATGATCATGTCCACGCGCGCGGGAGCGCGATAATGGCCGGCGCGCCGATCGTCCACGTGGACAGCCTGCCGCGCCTGAACGGCTGGACGGTGGCCTTCGTGCCGGCCGGCGAGGTGGATCGGCAAAGCTGGTGGCAGTCCCGGCTGGACGCGGCGCACCGGCATTGCTTCGCGTTCCGCGCGGCGCCGGGCGGGATCACGCAAGTGGTCAACCATGTCGGCACGGCCATGACGGTGGAACTCGCGCCGGTGGATGCGGCGGCGGCGGCGCGGCGCTTCGCGGCGAAGGGCATCCGCATGCTGGCGGCGCCGGCCGTGACGGGCGAGCCGCGCGCCTCGCTGCGGCCGGCGATGACGTGCGTGGAGGTGGTCAAGGCGCTGATCGGCGTGCGCGACTGGCGCGTCTGCACGCCGCGCCAACTGGCCGAACGGATGATGCGCTCCGGTGCCGCCGTGGTGGTGGTGCCGGAACCGGACAAGGGGGCAAGCTGATGGGTGGCGTGGTGCAGACGGTGAGCCGGGTGTTCAACCCGCCGAAAGTGCAGTCGCAGCCGGTGATCATGCAGGCGGCGGCGGAGCAGAACGACCAGCTGGCCGTGCAGGAGCGTGCCTTGCAGGATCAGCGCGCCGACCTGACCGCGCGCGAGACCCAGGTGAAGCAGCGTGAGGACGCCGGCAAGGCGGCCACCCAGCGCGCGCGCGCCGGCGCCGGCGGCCGCGTGCTGCTGCTGAACGACGAGATCGGCGTGCCGCAGAACTTGCAGCGCCGGCTGGGGGGCTGATCATGGCGGAGGCGGCGGTCGAGGCCATCATCAAGCGGGCCGAACTGGCGCGGCCGAAGCGCGACGCGTTCACGACCCTGATGCGCGATGTCTATCGCTACGCGATGCCGGAGCGCGACGCCTGGAACAGCTACGGCCTGGGGCAGGATCGCGTCGGGCCGCAGGTGTTCGACAGCACGGCGGTGGTCGCCACGCCGCGCTTCGCGAACCGGCTGCAACAGGCGATGTTCCCGCCGCAGCAGGCATGGGCACGGCTGGCGCTGCCCCCGGAACTGTCAGCGGACCCGGCGGCGGAGGACGTGCAGCGCAGCCTTGAGCGCCTCAGCAACCGGCTGTTCGCGCATATCCGGGTGAGCAATTTCGACCTTTCGATGAACGAAGCGGCGCACGAGCTTTCCGCCAGCACGGCGTGCCTGCTGATCCAGAACGGCCGCACCAGCACCAAGCGCGCGCGCGGGCCGTTGCTGCGCTTCGAGTGCGTCCCGGCCGCCAAGGTGGCCATTGACGAAGGGCCCTGGGGCGCGGTGGAGGGCATCTTCTACGATCAGGAAATGCCCGCGCGCGTGGTGCGCCGCGCCTATCCCGATGCGACGCTGCCGCGCGAGATCGCCGACGCGGCGGAGCGCGATCCGGACAAGGCGGTGAAGCTGCTGGTCGCGACCACCTACGATGCCGACGATGACCTCTACCGCATGGACATCATCCACGAGGCGATGAAGGAAAGGCTGGCGTCGCGCACCTACCGGACCAATCCGTGGGTGATCATCCGGTGGACGCGGGCGCCGGGCGAGGTCTATGGCCGCGGGCCGCTGACCCAGGCGCTGCCCGACATCCGCACGCTGAACAAGCTGGTCGAGCTCTTCCTGAAGTCCGTCTCGATCGAGGTGGCGGGCGTCTGGACCGCCGCCGATGACGGGGTGCTGAATCCGTCCACGGTGCGCATCGTGCCGGGCGCCGTCATCCCGGTGCGGACCAATGGAGGATCCTTGGGGCGCAGCCTGGACCGGCTGCCGAGCGGGGCGAACTTCCAGTTGTCGGACATCCTGCGCAACCAGCTTCAGACGAATATCCGCCAGGTGATGTTTGACGATCCGCTGCCGCCCGAGGTGGTGGCGGGCGTGACGGCGACCGAGATCGTGGAGCGGGTGCGGCGCTTCCAGCAGGACACCGGCGCCTTCGGCCGGCTCCAGGCCGACGCGGTGGGGCCGATCGTGCTGCGCTGCCTGGACATCCTGGAGCAGGCCGGCGAGCTCGCGGAGCCCGAATTCGCCGGCGTGATGGATGCGTTGCGCGACGACGCCATCCGCATCCGTGCCGTCTCGCCGCTGGCGGCGGCGCAGGATCAGGCGGAGGTGCAGGCGGTGTTGAACTTCATGTCCGGCGCGGCGCAGCTTGGCGAGCTCGGCGCGCGCCTGGTGCAGGCCGGGGTGGACGTGGACCGCGCGGGCCGGTTCCTCGCCGAGCGGCAGGGCGTGCCGCACGAGATCATCCCGACGACGAAGGAATTGCAGGCGCGGGATGCGCAGGCGCAGCAGGCGCAGCAGTTGCAGCAGCTGCTGGCCTCGCCGGCGGTCGCGCAGGTGATGGGGCAGGTGGCGCGCGGCGCGACGGACGCCGCCGCGGCCAGCCAGGCGGGGCCGGTGCCATGAGCGAGGCGATCGGCGGGTGGGACGTGTTCGCGGCGCCGAAGCCGGCGGTGGCGGATGCGCGGCGGCAGGCGGAGGTGCTGCATCGGCAGTCGGCGACGCGAGCCGCCTTGGGCCACCACGCCGGGCAGGCGTGGTTGCTGGCGCGGCTGCGCGAGGAGGAGATGCGGCCGAGCTACGTGCCGGGCCAGAGCTTCGATCACGTGGCGTGGCACGAGGGCCGCAAGCACATGCTGCGCGAGATCGCGCGCGAGTTGTTTTCCGAGAAAGAGCAGGGGTAACCGATGCTGATCCGACAGAGGCTAGTGCGTTCCCCCGATGGGCCCGCCGGTGGCGGCGCGCCGCCGGCCGATCCGGCGGCGCCGCCGGTTACCACGCCGCCCGCCACCACGCCGCCAGCGGGCGGGTTGCTGGCGGAAATCGGCGACGATCCGGCGCCGCCTGCCAAGGACGCGAACGGCAAGCCGGTGCGGCCGGACTTCATCGGCGAGCAGTTCTGGGATGCCGAAAAGGGCGAGGTGCGGCTGGCGGACCTCGCCAAGTCGCAGCGTGATCTTCGCGCCCAGATCAGCCGCGGCGAGCACAAGCCGCCGGAGAAGCCGGAAGCCTATGCGGTGCCGAAGGTGGAGGGCGTGCCGGAAGGGCTGATCGGCGGCGAGGGCGACAAGCTGTGGCCGGAGATCAGGGCGGCGGCGCACGCGGCCGGCATGACCCAGAAGATGCTGGACGCGGTGGCGGCGCCGCTGCTGAAGGCGATCGCCGAGACGGCGCCGGAGGCGCAGGACCCGGCGGTGCGCAAGCAGCAGGTGGAGGCGGAGTTCGCCAAGCTGGGTCCGAACGGCCGCCAGGTGGCGCGCGACGTGAAGGCGTGGATTGCCGGCATGCACGCGCGCGGCGAGTTGACGGAAGCCGAGCGCGACGCGGCCTATGGCATCGGCACGGCGGAGGGCATCCGGCTGTTCGCCAAGCTGCGCGCGCTGAGCGGCGAGAAGGCCATCCCGACCGATGCCTTCGCGGATGAGGGCGCGATGGCGCTGGCGGACGCGAATCGGCTGATGCAGGAGGGCTATCGCGAGGGCGGCGCCGCCGGCGAGGCGAAGGTGGCGAAGGCGATGAAGGCGCTCGAGCAGATGGAGCGGGAAGGCCGGCTGCCGGCCGCGTGATTTTTGCCTGGACATTCGCGGTTGGTGTGAAAGGGATGGCGCCGGCCGCGAGGCCGCTTGGATTCTTCCTCCTGGAACTCGGCGGCCGGGGTGACCCGGCCGCCACTTTCCCGGAGTGGGCGGCCAGGTGGCTTCCCGGCCGACACGGCGGACAGACGCCGCGCGTGGGTCCGGCGCACGGACCAAGCGGGCGACCCGCCGGCGGGCCTACCGGGTGAGCGCGAGGCGCAACCCGGCCCCTGAAACCGGCGGCCTATCGGATCGCGGGCACTGCAACCCGTCATCTGGAGGTCACCCGGTCCATGAGCACCGGCCTTCCCACAATCCAGCAGATCGCCTTCGACAACATGGTCAAGGCGGCCTACCAGGCGCGCGCCAAGCTGCGGAAGCATGTGCGCCTGAAGACCGGCGTCGTCGGCGGCACGGCGCGGTTCTACCGCAGCGGCCGCGGCGTCGCCACGCAGCGAATCGCGCAGACCGACGTGACGCCGATGAACACCAGCTACGTTCCGATCGACGTGACGGTGAGCGACTGGAATGCGCCCGAGTACACGGACGTGTTCGACCAGTCGAAGACCGCGGTGCAGGAGCGCGCGGTGGTCGCGGAGAACATCGCCGCGGCGATCGGCCGGCGCGAGGATCAGATGATCCTGGACGCGCTGGACGCGGCGAACGGCAGCGCCACCATAGCCGCCGGCGGCACCGGCGTGACCGATGCCAAGCTGCGCGCGGCGAAGCGCTTCATGGACGCGCGCAGCGTGCCGATGGGCAAGCGGAAGCTCGCCATCTCCGCCCGCGGCGCGGAGGATTTGCTTGGCGAGACGCGGTTCTCGTCCAAGGACTATGTGGACCGCGCGGTGGTCAGCACAGGGATGCTGCCGCCGATCTACGGCTTCGATATCGAGATCATCGAAGACCGTGCCGAAGGCGGCCTGCCGCTGGTTTCCACCACTCGCACCTTCTACGCCTGGGATGCGGACTCGATCGGCTTGGCCGTGGGCCTGGACGGCGCGGTGAAGGTGGACTGGATCGCCGAGAAGACCAGCTGGTTGGCCAACCAGTACTTCTCCGGCGGCGCGGTCGCCATCGACCCGGAAGGCGTCATCGAACTCCAATCGGTGGAGGCGTAAGCCATGCCCTTCAACATCCGCAACCTGGTGCCGTGCGGCGGCAACAGCCGCCGGGCGGCGGCCGGCACGGGCGAGGCGACCAGCGGCATCGGCAACGGCGCGATGATGCTGTGGCTGTACCGGACCGAGGACGCAACCGCGACGGTGGACACGGCGGGCTACTTCAACGGCGCGCGCGATCAGCTGCGCGCCGGCGACGTGATCCTGCGCTGCACGGTGAACAGCACCGGGGTGCCGCAGACGGCCGGCTTCCACCTGGTCAACGACGTGCCGGCTACGGGCAACGTGGACGTGGCGGATGCGCTGGCCCTCACCGTTACCGACACCGACTGACGCGCGCCGGCGCCGGAGCGATCCGGCGTCGGCCGCTTGAGGAGCGGACATGGGCAAAGCGACTTCCACCGCGCCGGACACCGCCGTGGCCTTGGCCACGGCGGCGCTGACCGCGCTCAATCAGACGACGCCCGTGTGCATCCCGCGCGGGCCGTTCAACATCGCCATTTGGGGCACCTTCACGGCCACCGTGGTGGTGGAGGTCAGCTTCGACGGCGGAACCACCTGGATCCCGCTGCTGTGGGACCCGGTGCCGACGGCGTTGAGCTTCACCGCGCCGGCCTCGCTGGTGCTGGTGCAGCCCGAGCAGGATGTGCAGGTGCGGCTGCGGTGCAGCGCCTACACCAGCGGCGCCATCAACGCGCGCGTGAGCCAGTAGCGTGGACCGCGCGACGCTGATCCTGCTGCTGCTGCGGCGCCGGCGGGGCGGCGTGATCGGCGGCACGGACCTGTTCATCGTGACGCAGGCGCCCACGCTGTTCCTGATCACGCAAGGCGGCGCGCGGCTGAAGACGCTGTAGGGGCGCGCGGTGAGCGAGACCACCTTCAGCGCGCTGCCGACGGGATCGGTGCTCAGCGGCAGCGAGATCACCGGCGGCGACCAGGGCGCGACCACCATCCGCTGGACGACGGGCGAGCAGGCGGACCTGGTGTTCGGCCGCGCCGGCTTTCCGGAAGCGGTGGAGGATGTGGTCGGGGCGATGGTCCTCGACGCCGGCAGCCTGGAC